TAACAGACTATCTATGTTCTTTATGTCCAAAGCATCGTACATTCTTCGATATGCTTCGTACTGATTGTGTAATTGTGGTGCTGCTTGTGCCAACTGTAATTGTGTTTGTGCTAGTGAAAGACGTTGTGCCATAGAAAAAATGTTAGGATCACTAACAGGAAGCACATCAACACGACCATCAAAGTCATTTGCCATGATTTGTGGTGCTACATTACCTACAAAGTAAGGATAAGGCACTGGATTTTCTGCAAAAATCTCACTTAACATACGAAATTCTTGTTTTTGTCCGTAATGTAGACGTTTGTGTATGCTTGAAATAATCTTTGACCCTTGTTCAATCAACGCAACTGTTGTCCCAACGGGTGCTTGTGAGTTAACATCACTAATTTTTGCATCTGCAACCTGTGCAAAACGTCTACCAGAGTCAACAATTACACCCAATAACTGTGCAAGTGTGCCAGATGGCTCTTTGTAGGGTAGTGGAACGATAGAGTTTTTTAAATCGCCACCTGGAACATCGATATCTCTAAACTCACCTGGGTTCAAAGGCTCATCATCATTACGAATACGAACTCCCCTAGCTTTAAATCCAGCAGGCAAGTTAGATAATGTACCTGCATCAATGAGTTGTCTTAATATAGAAGTCGCTGCACGAGACAGACCTCCGATTGTGTGTAGTAAACCAAAACCATAAAAACCAAATCCAGGCAAAAACTTAAAATGAACGAAGTATTGCCTCTTCCTTTTTAACGGATCTGCTTCTCTATAGTTTCTAACCACCGATAAAACTTGGTTAGAACCTTGATCAATGGTGACAATATACGGTAGCATAATACCCGAAGGCTGCCCTTCAGAATCCATATCCTCAAAACCTTCAAGATCCAAATCCACATGGACTTCAAGTAAAGTATAACTATCATCAGAATAGTTTGGATGGAGTCCTTGAAGCTCATCACTTGTTTCTTGGATAGCTCCTTCATCGTCTCCAGTGTTCGTAGCAGATAATTCAACATCTTTATATACACCCGCAACTTGTAGTTTACGAATATCATTATAGCTCATTCGTACCATATGTGTCACTCTTTCTGCTGTTCTAATGTCAGAAGCAGAATACGGTACAATTAAATCTTCGGCTGGTACAAACTTTGATACTGCCCTTTGCTTTGTTGGATCAAAGTAAACTTTTTTAAAAGTAGAACCAGTGAGCGGTAAATAAAACAACATTTGATCTGTGTCTTGGTCGTACTCTTCCATGACCTCTGTGATCTGATAATTCATGTAATCCTTGATTCGTTGTGCTTGATCCTCTGTTTGTTTTGTAGGAACACCCAGTATATGTGTTTTGATCGGGCCGCCACTCGGTAACATTTCTTTGTATGCTTGTGATTGAAACTGCGTTGTCGCCTCTGACAATAACGGGTGAGTCACGCCACTTGCACCAAGAAACGGATCACTTCTATCTTCATAGTTAATGCCAAGTAAGTTAAGTCCTTTAGCAATCGCCTCTTCCCAATCCGATCTTGAGTCCATATCCTCTTTAACTTTAGATTGTAATTCAGAAGCAAGAGAGGCTAACTCTCCCTCTTCCAAAACCTCTGCTAAATTTGCATCATGGTTATATGGCTCTGCCATGATTTCTGTTTGTTGACCATCATCAAGTTCTATCCCCTCTGGTAAAACTTCCGTTTCGTCAATTTGAATTTGTAAACTATCTGCATCTGGCTCGATTGTCCCACCAGCCCCGATACTTTTATCCACCATAGGTGCTATTTGTGTTGGTTCTTCTGCCATTAACTTACCTTTCTAAACTTTTCAAATATACCACCTTTTGCCATTCTTGGTATCTTTAAATTTGTTTTTTTAATTACGTCTTCGTTTGTTAAATCAATTATTCTAAATTTATCTTCAGACGGGACATTTGGCATTTGAGAAGACTGCACTCCAAAATTAGTGTATTGTTTAGGCATCGCTATTGATTGATTCAGTCGTGGACTTAGTTCTTTCTTTTCTATAAGAACTTTATCTGCTTCAGAGTAACCATCGCCATACTTTTTTAGAGCGTCTGTTGCATTTTTTCCTATATTTGCACTATAAGGAACTTCGTCTGTTATTAAAGGTCTGTTCATACTGTCTGTAGTGTCTCCATACATTTTTCTTCTCAACTGACCTCTTCTACCAGAAGCAGAGGCATAAGTTTGAACATTTGGAATTATAACTCTTTCATACCCTAGTTCTTTTGCTTTCTTGATCAAACCGTGTATCATCAACTCCGTAGCTTGTTGAGAGTTTTGAATAGGTGGGTTTGCCGTAAGTTTTTTTCTACCTAGCTGATGATCAACAATCACATCTAAATTATTTTTTAAATTATCAGGTAATTTCTCTTTTAGTGATTTTAAAATTTCATCTAAATCATTTTTATCATTAAACTCATCTAACAACCTGTTTGCTTCTTGTGCTTTGTCAATAGCTTCGTCTTTTTTCTTTTTTAAATTATTTATTCCTTCTTGATAATTTTGAATATTTTTTTTAGCAACAAGGGAGTTAATAATAGTTGCACTTCTTCCTCTGCCCATATGGTCGTCTCTAACACTCTCAATTAAATCATTAACTAAACTTCTTCCGTCTTTATAATTTATATTGTATTGTATTTCTTTGTTATACGCATTTTCATCAAAAATGTATCCTTTTCCAAATCCAAAAAAAGGTTTGTCTTTGCCTCTTATTTGCTTGTTGTAAAAAACACTACCTGGAACCCTCGGTGGTTTGTTCCCTTGTTTTATCCAGTCATCATAAACTTCTCTTGATATTCTTTCTAAAGATTTAGATAAAATGCTTTGCCGTGTATCAGCACCTATATCCTCACTAAAATCTTCATATATTTTTTTTCTTTCTGCAATAAATTCAGTCTGTGACATATTGTTACGTCTAGTATTTAAATCAAGTAATCTATTTTTTATTTCATTAATGTTATCCTCATCCAAAGTTTTTACAAAATCTGAATCATTCATAAGTTTATTAAGAATATTTGATTTTAAAAAAGACACTTCTAGTCTTTTTTCTTTATCGTCTAAAATGTATCTTGTTGTTTTTTGATAGTTAGCAGGATCTAAAAAGTAATCATCTCCATTTGCCGCTTTTTTAACTTTAACGTACTGATCATAATATACATTGTAAGTATCTAATTCTCCAAACATTTCATCTGTCAAATTTCCATCGTTATACGCTTTAACTAAATCTCTGTAATAATCTTTTAGCATATTAGAATCAAGGATTCTGTAATCAGGATTTATACTCATAGTCTCGCCACCAAATTTAAAATCGTTTTTTAAAAGATCACCTTGCTGTCCCCCTAAAATATCTACTAAAGGGTCAATTCTTCCTGTAGCTCCATATCTTTGTTTTGATAGATTTCTAAGATTTTCATCTAACATTGGTTCGTCCACACCATCGTAAGTTCTTCCTGGACCACCCATTACAATATCATCAGGTGAAGTTGGTTGGTCAAGAATTGAATAATACTCACTAGTCGTAAAATGTGCATTTCCACTCTTCGGACCTGTTTCTACTCTTTGATTCATCATAGTAGCTAAAAATTCTGGCATCTGAACATCTGGATTTATCGCATCGTGAAGCCCAGGATCTCCACCTCTATACGTTACTAAATCTTGATACAGTTGTTCTTTTGCATTTTTAAAATCGTTTAAAGCTGTTCTGTCACGATTAACTTGTTGATCCACTTTAAACATAGCATTTTTAAAAGGCACAAGATTTTGTTGTAATTTATTTAACTCACTGTCAGCCTCATTTAAATTTTTTGCTGTGTTTGTTACTTCGTCTTGTAATACTTTTTTCTTGTCAGCGTAAGCTACAAAACCAGTCTTTAATGCCTCATCCTCTTTTATTATTTGAAGAGCATCCATTCTTTTTTGATTCGTCATCATGTCACCATAAACACTTTCTGTGCTCGCTCTTTTTAAATTATCTAATCGCACTTGTTCATCTTGTGTTATAGTTCCGGCTCTCATTTTTTCTTCTAATTTCTTTATGCTTTTACTAGGAGGTTGGTCTCTCCTTACGCTTCTAGCTTTTTCTCCAGCTTGATTTGTTTGTATTTCATTTACATACAAAGTTTTATATGATTTAGTCGGATCGGTTGGATCTGGGATGATTACACCCACTGCTCTTATGTGCCCAAAATAACCAGGAAACTTACCAAAACCATGTTGTTTAAACTTTTCTAGTTTTTTCAACTCTGATGTCTGTCCCATTGTTTTGAAATATTTTTCTACTTCTCCTATTAATTGATCCTGCTCTGATGTTTTTTTCGTGTCAATTTTTTTACCTAATAATAAATCATCGCTTTCATCTCCATGAAAAATAATATGCACTACATCATTTCTATGAAGAGCTTGGTTACTTCCTCTGCCGTCAACCGGTATTAATTGTGAATCCATGTTAATAAGAGCATTTTTACCTTCTGGTTCATATTCCAATATTTGAGCGTTAACAATATCTAGCTCTTGTTTTATTTGAAGGTTATCTGGATCATTGCTTTGTTGAATTAACAACTCTGCTTGTTTGTTAGTTAATGCCTCTTGTTGTTTTAAGGAATAAGTAGAAATTTTTATTGTCGGTTTGAATAAAGTTGCTTTTCCTACTAATTGATCAAGACTTGAAAACTTTTCATTTGGATTATTCTCTAAATAACGATAAAGTCCAGACTCCGTTGCTTCTCTTTCTAACCTTTGTTTCATAGGACCTCTTTTTAAACTATCAAAGGCTCTTCTGATTTCTGTGCTTGTTGGTTTTTTATTAAAATCTATTCCTAATCCATTTTTTTCTATGAAATCAATTAAGTTTGAAAAAACAATTCCATCAGTATTTAATCTAGACTCAGGTCCTACATCACTTTTAAAAAAATCGTCCTCACCAGTATCTATCTTTCTTGGCTCTCCTCCATCATCAATTCTTGTCATCATTAACTGCTCACTCGTGGTTCGTGGCACATCGTCCTCGAGTCTTCCTTGACCAGCTGTTGCCATAGCTAACGAATCAGATGGTGGTCTTCCGCCTCTTGCCGCTAGTCGGGCCGTCATAATTCCTTTTGATAACAATGCTCCAGGGGCCACGGCTCGACCAAAACTCTCCAAGTTCATACCAAACTCGGGAAACTCTTTACCCATAAATCTCTTAGCAAGTGCTTCAGAGCCATACTGATCTATAAAACTTTGAACACCCTCTGATGTTTTTCCATATCTTAAATCTTGGTACAATCCAATAAGATCAGCGGGTAATCCCAAAATGTCTGCTGTTTCACCGACCAGTAACCCCGAGCCAATACGTTTTAAATCATCTAATGTTTGATCTAAACTTTGTGGTTTAGCACCAGAACCAATGTAATATGGTTTTTCTGCCATTATGTAATCCTAGTTGTCTTTTTCTTTTCTGGTAACATTATGTCCGAATATCTATTTGTAACAGTAAAGCCACCCGTTTTAAACAATTTTAGTTGTATTCTTTTACTTTTGGCTTCTTAATTTTTTTAACATTAAGATAAATTTTGTTTGGATCACCTTTTCCTACTCTGTAAAATTCTTTATATACCTCTTGTGCATCAGCTTCTCCACTAGCACGACCAACATATTTACTGAAATCTCTTTTCTTTGCCATTAGAAAGTTCCCTTAAAAGTTCCACCACGGTTTTTCATTACAGCTCCACCAAGTTTTTTCTTTTTCTTGTTCTTGCCTGGAAACGTATTAGCTATCAAATTGTCAATTTCTTTTATAGGATCATAACCTCCCAAAAAAGAGTCTGCTATTCTTGCTTTATATGCTTTTTTCTTTGATAACTTATCTGCATAATCTAAACCCTTTGGTTTTTTCTTGCCCGCCATTAGTATACTCCTTTAAATGTACCACCACGATTTTTCATCACCGCACCACCCATGTTTTTCTTTTTACCTTTCAACATTGGCATTAAAATTTTATCTATTGCCATAGGATCTAATTTTTTAAGGTTCTCATCAAGTTTTAATAAATCTATCTTGGGTTTTTTTGTAAATTTTTTAATTTTTTTCTTAGCCATTAGTATACTCCTTTAAATGTTCCCCCACGGTTTTTCATAACACCGCCCATGTTCATCTTCTTTATCTTTTTGACTTTAGGCTTTACCTTTTTTGTTTTTTCAAACTTGCCTCTGTCTTTTTCTGTAATCCCCATTATTTTACCGAGCTGTGAATTAAGTAGACTATCAAAGTCCATTATGTCCCCTTTTTTAACGCCACCTTTGTTAAATTTCCCATAGTCAAAATCATCATCCATCATGGCTCGAATGTTTTTTATTCTCATTCTTTGTTCCATAACTTTTTTTCTGTCACCTTTTGCCTCTGCTCTGTCTAGAATTTTTAGAGCATGAAGCATTCTTGAGTTTAAATCAAACTTTGTTTGTTTTTTCTTAGCCATTAGTAATACTCCCTTTTTGATCGAGGATACCAGTCCTCGCCTTCGTCCTCCCCATCCAGTCTGACAAACCCACCTTGTCTAAACCGCATGATTGCCATTGTCATACTATCACAATAGTCATCGTGATCACCATTTGGAAAAGATGCTACTTCTTCAATAACATCTTCAGCAAATTTCTCACCACTAGGATACCACACTTTTCCCGATTCGAAAATAGGAGAAACGATATGCATACGAGTTGTCTTATCCAAGTTACCCCCTTTTCTTCTCCCGGGACTAAAGGTCAACACGGGGAGGTTCAGTAACCTTAATTCATCTGCCAACGGTTGTCCACTAGCTTTTGCTTCAATCAACATCATATCGGGTTCCCAATATTCATTTTCTTCTAATGCTATCTCTTTTAATTCTGGAAAACTCCAACGACCTTTTTTTGCATCTAACATGATCAAATGCTGAATACCATTGGCTCTTGGCTCAAATACCCCCCAAGTCGTAATCGCAGAATAGTCTGCCGTCTCCTTTTTAGAATATGCCGTATCATACGATTGCATAATATAATCTAACTTTGGCACATCTTTCTCCTCCCACGGAATCCACCACTCCCTTTTGATCATCGCTGTTTCTTCGGATGTCGGGTTTTGTTGCCACTGAGCGTTCCACTTCATAGGCGATAAAGATGCTTTGACTTTTAATAACTCGTCCTTGTTCCAAAACTCGGGCCACAAGATTTTATCATTCGGTAGGATCGCGGGGAACTCTACAATATCCCATTGATCTGACATCGTGTCTTTTGCCATAGCCTGTACTAATCTGCCCGTCAAATCTTTCTTCGACCATCTCGTTTGCACAATGATAATGGTTCCCCCAGGCTGCAATCTCTGTCTCGGTCCCGATGTGTACCACTCATATGTATTATCATAAGCAACCGAGGACAGTGCATCTTGCTCCGAGTGCGGATCATCAATGATTAATAAATCTGCACCACG